CGAGGTTTGGCTATATGCAAACAACACTTCAACTTCGCCAGTATTGCTCACAGTACAATTTGGTGGCACTGGAGCAGTACAACACGCAAAGCCAATTACTCTTGCTCCACAATCAGGTGATGTTCTTATTGTTGCAGGACTACCTTTAACTGGTACAGGCTCGGCAGGAAACACAGTTGCAGCATTTGCAGCAACAGCTTCAGTGATCACGATTTCAGGTTTCGTAAACAGGATTTCCTAATGGCTAACCCAAACCGCAGAGGGCAAGCAGGCTCCGAAGTTTCAACAGGTATGCAAGGTGCTGATTACACACCTTGGGCTAATACTCATTTTATTCTCCCATACGGCTTGCGCTTACAACAAACTAAAAACGCTGGCGATACATCAGTAACAATTCCTGCTGGAATTACATTTGTTTACGCAATTGCAGTAGGTGGTGGTGGTGGTGGTGCTACTAGCGGTGGCAGCGCAGGTGGAGTAGCGTGGGGCTGGACTATTGCAACTTCTAGTTGCGTTGTTGGTGCAGGTGGTGCTTCTGTAACTGCTGGTAACTACACCCGTTATGGCAATGTAATTGCTGGCGGCGGCAGTACAGGTGGTGGTACAGGAACTCTTGGTAGTGGTGGTGGCGGTGGCGTTGCTGGTAGTACAAATTATTATGGAATACCTGGTGGTGCTACTCCAAGTGCAGCACCAGCAAAGGGTAATTCAGGTGCAGGTGCAAGTGGCGGGGGAAACACTTCAACAAATGGTACCGTAGGCGGCAATGGCGGAGATGGAATCTCTGGTGGTGGTGGTGGACAATCTGCAACTGCAGGAAGCGGAACAAATACAGGCGGTAATGGCGGTAACGGTTTAGTAGGTGGCGGTGGTGCTAGAGGTTCTGCATCAACTACATCAAATGTTGGCGGTTCTGGTGGAACTGGAATTAATATTTTAACTGGCGCACAAACAACTGGCGGTAGTGGTGCTACTCAAGGTTCAGGTTTAACTGGTGCTGCGGGCGGTGGCGGTGGAATTTCAGGTAATGGCGGTAGTGCTTCAGGAAGTAACGGCGGCGCAGGCGGCCTTGGCGGTGGCGGCGGTGGTGGTGGTACTGCATCAGGCGGTACTGGCGGCAACGGAATACTTTACCTTTTTTACTAGGGAGCAACTATGAGTGCAACGATCTATAGCAATTCATCATTTACTGATACACCTTATGGACTCAAGCTGCAACAAACTATTACTGCAACAGGAACAACATCGGTAACAATCCCAACTGGCATCAATCGAGTGTATGCAATCGTCATCGGCGGTGGCGGTGCAGGCGGTGGTTCAACTGTTGGTAGCGCTGGTGGGGGTGGTGCAGGTGGTTACTCTGCTGGCTGGACTTATGTTTCAACTTCCGTAACTGTTGGAACTGGCGGTACTGGAACTGCAACTGCTGCTGCTGGTGCAAATGGCGGTTCAAGTATTTATGGAATGGTAATGGCTGGCGGCGGTTCGGGCGGTGGAGCAGCAGCATCTGGCGGTGCTGGCGCAGGTGCGACAACTCCTGCAACTGGAACAACTTCAACAGTTTCTTACACAGGCGCACCTGCTGCTGCCGCAAATGTAATTGGATATGCCGCTGGTGGAGCAAACGCAAGTGGTGGTACGGGAGCCGCAGGAGTTTCAAGTGGCGGTGGTGGAAATGGTGGCGGAGCAGGTGGTCGCGGTCTGATTGGCGGTGGCGGCGGTGGTGCTACCTCAGTCAATGGTGGCGCAGGTGGCAATGGAGATTTCTATAACGGCGGTGCTGGCACAATTTCAACTGTAGGCGCGGGCGGTGGTGGTGGGGCAGGGTTTTCATCTGCTGGAGCCGATGGTTCTACTACTAATGGCGGTAATGGCGGAACTGGTGGCGGTGGTGGTGGCGGTGCCACTCTTGCGGGTACTGCAGGTTCAGGTGGTCGCGGCGAAGTAAGAATCTATTTTTAAGGAGTCCTAATGGCTATCAAATTTGAATACAATTCAACCTGTTGCAGTCACTTTTATGTTGAAACCCGCAACGCAGATGATGCTCAAGTAGTGACCAAGTGCAATGTCTGCGGTCAAGGTGATTACACAGAGACAAGCCGGACAGAGATTGAAAGCATTGCCGAGCCTGTAAATCAGGGTGTGGTAGAAGCTGAATCTGAGGATCAGCCTGTAGAATAAGGCTATGAGATTTCACGCTGGATTCAAACTTCCTATAACGGCAATATGCGTGGAAGTTATGCAGGTATCGGCCATTTGTATGATCCGATAAAAGATATTTTCGTAGAGTAAACAACAGCTTCGGAGTAAATGGCGATGGCAATCTATAACGACAACATTGCCTATAACGCCCCAGGATTTACATATAACCAGGGTGTATTCCCCGAACTGCAAGCAGACTTGCGCGGACTCACAGGTACCGCTACAAGCCTTGTAACGAACCCTGTAGCGGCGAACGCCCCACTTGGGGGTACTACCTCTAACGCAACCGCCATCGTGTCTGTAATCGCCACAGGTGACTTTTCCCTGGGTGGCTTAACAGCCAACGCAACGGCAGCAAATACCATCCAAGCAACGGCTCAGGCACTACTTGGCGAGCTAAACGCTCAAATCGTTACAGTCTCGCAAATAGAGGGTGGATCGTTCGGCAACTCTTTGATGCAGTTCGTTCAGCCAAATCTTGAACTGCCGAAAATAAAGATTCCGGTCATTGAACCGCTATTACCAAAGGTTCATTACGGATTTGCAGATGCCCTACTTGGTAGAGCCTATGCAAGCGCACTATCTCAGATTGATTTCTCCATTGTCGAAGATGATGCTGAAATCCTAGCGATGCTTTAAGGGATCAAATGCCATACGGAATTAGTGATAACCAATCAGATTGCTCAGGTTGGGCAACAGTGAAAGAAGAGTCAGATGGCTCTTTCACCACTATCGGTTGTCACGATACAAAGGATGATGCAATCTCTCAAATGGTTGCAGTTTCCATTGCCGAAGATATGCAGCCACTGGGCGAAGTGCGGGCAGTTGATTTATCAGTTCCTTCCTTCATTCGCGCTAATGCAGAGCGTGGGTTGAAATATCTACAAGAAGGTTTCGGGGGAGATGGTCTTACCGATGCCACAAAGCGAGAAGCTCGCGAAATGGCAGCAGGTCGAATTTCAGAAAACAAGGTGCGCAAGATGGCACCTTGGTTTGCACGCCATCAAGTTGATGGACAAGCACCAAAAAATAATGATCCATCCGATGCCCAATACCCAGGCGCAGGTTTAGTCGCTTGGCTTCTTTGGGGTGGAGATTCCAACTTCAGCGACAGAGCGCAAAATTGGGCGCAGCGCAAAATTGATGCCTTAGATGCTGAGGCCGATTCAAGGAGCAAAATGAGCAAAAAAATCGAACGCCGTACTTATACAGTGCAGGATGTTGAGGCACGCCAAGCGGAAGATGGCACGATGCGCCTTTCAGGATATGCCGCAGTTTTCAACGATAATTCAGTGCCATTGCCATTCATAGAGCGAATCGCACCTGGCGCTTTCCGCAAGACCCTAAGCGAAACCCCCGATGTGCGGTTGCTTATCAACCACGAAGGTTTGCCACTAGCTCGCACAAAGAACGGCACGCTCACACTTAGCGAAGATGAACGCGGTCTTTATATGGATGCAGTTATCGCAGACACACAAGAAGGGCGCGACCTCTATACCTTGGTTCAGCGCGGTGACTTGGATCAGATGAGCTTTGCTTTCCGTGTGATTCGTCAAAAGTGGAATGAGAACCGCACCGAGCGCCTTCTCACTGAACTCTCGCTTGCAGATGGTGACGTTTCAGTTGTCACATATCCTGCCTACCCAACAACTTCAGTTGTAGCGCGTGAAGAACTACGCAAGGCGATTATGGCAGTCAAAGAAGGTCGCGAAGTTACCGGCGAATCTTTGGCAGTGCTTCAGACAGTCTTTAGCGACCTCAAGGAAGGTCACGAATACGTTATGCGAGCCGTTGAGATGATGGCTCTCTTGATGGGCGAAGGCGAGTATGAGGAAGAAGAAGAATCAACTCGCGCAGCAATCGGAGATTATGTTGAATGGGATTCAAGCGGTGGTACCGCAAAGGGTCGCATCGAACACATTATGGAAGAAGGCGTGCTAGGCATCCCTGGTTCAGACTTCTCTATCACCGCCGAAGAAGGCGATCCTGCGGTTTTGATTCGTGTTTATGAAGAATACCGAGATGGATACCGAGCTACTGAAACTTTGGTAGGTCACAAGATGTCCGAATTGCGTGATATTTCACCTTTGCCTGAAGCAACTGAAGAAGCAACACGCAAGATTTCTTTGCGCTTAGCCAAAGCAATCATCAACAACACAAAATAGTTTTCCGCAGAAAATCTGCGGATCGAAGTCGGAGCGAATCTCACACCCTGAAAGCGCCGTGAAGAGCATCGCCACCACCTCAACCAAAATCAAACTCATAAGGAGTCAATAAATGTCATTTCTTGACAAAGTAATTGAGCGCCGTGATGCAGTTAAGGCTGAAATGGATGCAGTTCTTGAGGCAGTTGCTTCAGAAAACCGCACAGACCTTACTGTTGAAGAGACCGAAAAGGTTGATGCTCTCGTTGAAGAGTCACGCTCACTAGATTCAAAGATTGAAAAGTTCAAGACACAGGCTGATGCAGATGCAAAGGCAAACGAAGCACGCGCAGCAGTAGCAACAATCGCAATGCCAGCAGCAGTTGGTGGAGCAAAGATTGTTTCTGAGGCACGCACATATTCAGAGCGTTCAGAAAACTCATTCGTTAAGGATGTTTATGCTGCTGAAATTCGTGGAGATTACTCAGCTCGCGAACGTCTAGCACGCCATACACGCGAAGATGCAATCGAGCGCCGTGATGTTGGAACAGCACAGTTTGATGGTCTTGTTGTT